GTCCCGTAAACTGGTATTTTTTCATCTGCTAGAGCCTTTTTAACTACTACCGGGATTAGTTTTTCTGGATATTGTCTTGGACCGAAATTATTAGTACATCGTGTTACAATAACATCTCTTTTATATGTATGGTAATAAGAAAGGGTAATTAAATCTGCCGCGGCTTTTGTAGCTGAATAGATGGATGATGGTTCTAGTCTATCAAAATCTTCACTTGGTGAACTCTCAAGCTCCAAGCTACCATATACTTCATCTGTACCTATTTGAATAAATCGTTGACCTTCTCTGAGTTGATTAAGTAAATGATAAGCCCCAACTATATTTGATTCAATAAATGGATCACCGTTTTCAATACTATTATCAACGTGAGATTCAGCTGCAAAATTAATAACATAATCATATACAGCGACTTTATTAAATTCGTGTATAGGTTTAAATTCAATTTCTAGTTTATTCTTTTTATCTAAGAAGAGATCCCATAATAAGTTCTCTGTTCTCTCAGATACACTATAATTATAACTATCAACAATTGTTATTTTGCAGTTATCACATTCTTTGTGTAATAGTTCTACAAAGTGACTACCGATAAAACCTAAACCACCGGTAACTAAAATATGCTTATTCTTCATTAAATAAAATTCTCTCTAAAGACTCTCTTTCAGAAGGCATTTCAATATTGTATAGCTTACTCTTTTCTGTAGAAAGCTTACAATTAGATCTATTTACCTTAATATGGTTTTTAAGTTCTTTATAGTCTATAAATTTCCAATGCGGATTCCACATACCTACCTTGTCTAAAATCTCTGTTACTTCTTTTGTACTAAGTGGGTTTGGATTTACACAATTATAGGCTCCTGCTGGTAGCTCTTCTAGATTAGTAATCCGATGTATAACATTAATCAGGTCTTCAATAACAGTTTTAGAGTTAGTTTCTTCCAATAAGTTGTTGTACTTGAGAACCTTTGTCAGGTAGTTTTTTCTTGCGTTAAAGTCGTTACATATGGGCATACGTATTCTAAGGGTATACACATTAGGAAAAGCATTTAGACTAAGTTCTGCTGCATGTTTAGCACGACTATACCAACTACTATCCTTACTATCTAATCCAAAGTCTGGCCAATCATCTTCATTGTAGTTTTTCGGACCGTCATATACACAACCTGTACTAACTGTAATGAGTTTAATATTATTTTGTAAACAATAATTCGCTAGTAAGATAGGAAATGTAACATTAAGTTTCCAGCATTTTTCTTTTTCGTCCTCGCACGCGTCTACGTTAGGATTACCAGTGTAACCTACACAATTAACAACCCACGGTCGATCCGCTGGATCTTTGAAACCAGGGCTGTTCGCGTATCGAATTTCATTACCAACTATAGAGTTAAATTCTAGTGCCAGCTTTTCTGGATTCTCGTAACTCAAACCACTTACTACTGCTATCTCATCTACTCGGGAAGATAATTGCTTTTTAATTTTCTGTCCGATATAGCCATTACCAATTACAACTAATTTACTCATTGCTATCTGGATTGTTTTTTTGTTCTTGTGTTGTGTCAAAAAAATCTATTTTTCCTACACGTCGTAGTAAGGTTTCAATTGCGTCGTAATCTTGCGGGGTCTTACCTGCGATAATTACTACACTTTCTCCTCTAGTGTCATAACCGAGTAAAACAAAGCTCTTAAGAAATTCAGAAAGGTAATCATTCATTACCGATAAATCTTGCTCGTTGTTCTCAGTAGATTCTGCAGCACTAATACTAGATTTTAATAAACTATCAAAGTCTTTTTGGGTTTTTTTATTCACTTAATTGGCCTTATGTTTCGTTCTAAAAGTTTTGTTATAATAACTTCCATACTATCTGTTTTAAGCTGTAGATTTTTAAATTGATTACCGTTATTGAATTCGAACATAAGATCTCCGTACCAATCTTTATTCATGTAACATGTAATATACAATGCTGCCTCTTTCGGTTCTAGCATTACTGTCCATCTACGAGGATCTAAAGTACTATACTCGCTAAAAATTCTATTTACTATATAACCGTTATCTCTTAATCGTTTAATAAAATAACCGCAAGTTGTTACTTTGTTCTTTTTCATTAACTTTTAAAACTTGTACTTACAAACGTTAAGTCACAACCATCAATTATAATGTTTAGCTTGAGCATCTTGAACTCATTATTTATATATACTTTACATTCATCAAAGTTCAATGTAGATATAAGTCTAAACAGCTCTGCATCTAAGATTAACTCTCCAGGGATTGATTCCCCTGTAAAGTTAGTTCCAATCGTAGTAGTGTAGCTATCAACGTTTTGTAGTTTTTTATCAGTTAGTTCTGCGTGTACTTCTTTGTTTTGACTAGAGAGGTAAATTTTACTATTTTCAGTAACAAACGGTAAAGCTTTAAGAATAGTATTATTACTTTCTCTCGTGAGAGTAAATTCAGACCAATTTTCAATTTTTTTGATTCTATCAAAATCAAACGGACTTTTTAATGACAAGCTGTCGTCAAATAAATGATACCTAAATTTACTACCCTTACCACTGTTGTAAGTAATACAGTTATTTTCATATGTTAAATTAAAGTCATCTTCATTCAGACAAGATAAAATCTTAATTAATTTTACAGTATCTGGTAAACATAATAAGCATCCTTCCGAAGAGCTGTTTTTTATTTGATAGCTCGCTTTGAGAAAAATATTTGAATTATTATGTACTACAGTAGATATTTCTTCTAATTTCTCATCTTGTACTGTAAGAGTACAATTAGTAGCTAATCTCGATATAGGATTAAGGAAACTCTTAATGAAGTTATCTCTATTTTGAATCGGTAGAATCATTATTTTCGTTTAATTTGATTCTTATAGTAATCTCTTTTGCGTTTTTTGCAACATTACGTTCAATTAGATTTACAAACTTAGTCACTTGTTTTTCTAGATTAGTAACTCTGTCAATCAACGGAGATAAATCTTGTTGTTCGATTTGTTGCACGGGTTGCGGAGCTATGTGGTCAGTAGCTGGCAATGGTTCCGGGATTGGCGCTGGTGGTGGTGGAGGTGCTGGCGCTGGTTGGTTGTTATTATAAATTTCTTTATTTAAATGTACCTCTCCCATAGTAGCAGTTTTTTGTACAATACCTTTATTAAGGCTATAAGCTTGAGCATTTAAAGCGTGAAGTAATTGTTTTTCGCGTACTTGGTCTAGTTGTTGTTTTTGTTCTGGAGTCACAATATTAAGTAAAGGGGAGGTTACCCTCCCCAATATATTTTTAATTATTTTTTTAGTCCAATGTATCAAGTAGTTCCTTCACTTTATCGGAATCTACACTCTCGTCTTTAGATGAAGTACCTACATCACCAAAATCCAGATCATCATCGTCATCATCATCTACTGCTGCCGTGGTCGTACCAACAGGTTCTGGTGCTGCTGTATCATCTTTACCATAGTAATGCTCATTAAGCATCGTTACAAGTTCATCGTAAGACTTAACAGGGTATACTTTATCAAGCTCAAAAGCCTGATCGTACACCGCGGTTACCGCATCACCAGTAACACCAGGTATATCAGATGGACTGGCAAATCGTGAAGTAACATAACTCGGATAACCTCCCTGCTCTTCAACTTTAATACGAAGATTACAACCAGTAGGGTATGAGAATATTTTCTCCCCAAACTCATCCGCGTCATCTCCTTCAATAGCTTCCATAATAATTTTATGTAGCTGCTTACCAAAGCGAAGAATCTTAACCTTACCTTCATTTTCAGGATTTTCTGGATCTTTAACTACATAAACATTTATCAACCATTGCTCTCGACGAGTTAATACTTTAGCTTTTTCCTTCTCTTCTTCAGTACCTGTTCTCATGATCCTAAAACGCGCTTCTGCGATCGGATCGCGTTCACCCCAAGTTTGAGGGCTAATAGAGCTTTGGAACTGACCAGTAGCTTCACTTACCCAACCATGAGAGAAATAATGAAAGAACGTTTTACTAGGTTCTGGTGTATAAGGTAACAACCTAACTGTATATGTGTTACCGGTTTTCAACCGCATAATATTGCTAGTTGTACTGCTTGACTGCGCTGGCTTAGCTAACGAGTCCTTTATTGATGCAAACATGCTATTTGTCATTTTCTTAATATTTTGTTTATAGTTTTTATTAATTTTATACTCAACGGTTTGATTTTCTTCGAAAAAACGAGTCTCGATCTCAAACTGCTCAAAAGATTATAGAAGTTTTTACAAACAAATTCAACTGTATTTTTTTCTAGATTTATACTTTTTTCAGATAAACCTAAGCTAAGCAAGGAGTAATAACAAATACGACCGTCTTTCAAGTCGAGTATATATTGAGGGTAGAGACCTTTTTCTATCTTGAGATAATCATTACAATCTTTAAGTTTACGATCAAAACAAACTTGAAATATGTGTTTAAAGCTATTTCTTAATTGAGTTATATTATAGTTATGATCTGGTTCGGTAAGCTGTATAGACTCTATATATTTTTTATATGAGCTAATTGCGTTAAAGGTTGTAAAGAATTTTAAATTAATGTATTCCTCTGAATACATTTTATAAGGAGCAGTAAAATACATATGAGGGTCAATCTTTTTATTGCTCAGAATATGACTTATTTTCTTTATGTAGGTAAATTTCTCGTCTGAGAGATTGTCGAAATTTTTGCGATATCGGAAGCCTTTACCGTCGCGAGAAACCTTTAAGAAAGTATTATAAATGTTTTGTTCATATACTGATAACTCGGTCATAAAGATATAGAATGCTTTTTAAGATATTTTGTTATGTATTTGCTTTTATACAGATACGGCTCATGCTGTAAAAATAACTTAACTAAGTCAAAATTACTTTCTAATAATAATATATCTTTAAATAGATTTCTATATTTTTTTTCTTTAAGAATTAATAAAAAAACATTCGCTAAATTTATTTTTTTATTTTCGCAAATAGAAATAAAACTACACAAACTTAAAAACTTGTGAGTTAAATCTTTTTGCTCTAATAATGTATACGGATTATCCATCTACTGGTACAAATTCTTTACTTAATGTCAATATGACATCGTTTAACACCCCGCCAGCTGCGTACTCGTGACCACCTCCGTCGCATACTTTTTTAGCAAACTTACCCAAGTCTAAGTCTATGTTTCTATTTTTACGAAAATAAACTCGCTTATTGTTTAAGTTTATTAACATACAAACATCACAACCTGAATTATCGATTATATGCTGACCTATATCGTTTACATATTGATCTACAAACGCGCTTACAAAAGTATATTTCTTTTTGTTCACAGGTAAATCACATGTAAATAATTGCAGTTTTTCTATTATTTTTTTAAATTTATAAAAATGATAACTAATTATTTTATTTTGTTCATTATTAAAGCCATGAAAACCATGCTCAAAATCATTAACAAAATTTTGTAATTTGTTACCATTCTTATACCAAAACAAAAAGTTTAACTTATTACTTTCCGGAAATTTTAATTCATAACAATCATAATCATTAACTAGAGCGACAAGATGTTTTTGTTCAACAGTAAGATTACCTAGCAACTCTCTAGTATTGTAATGCTTATATAGGAGCTTACTACATGATTCCGCTTTATGATCAATATAATACTCTGCAGTTTTATATATATTTGCGTTATGGGTTTTATGGTGATCAAAAACACACACATTCTTTTTATCAATAAGGTCGTGGATCTCAGTAGTGTCTAAATCGAAAAAATATACTCGTTTATAATCTTCAAGCTTATTATGGTTTAACCAGCTTAAAAACTTTTCGCGAATATTACTAACCTTAAGCGTTTTGACTTTTGGTTTTTTTTGTTGAGACCAACTATGTACTAGATAACTACAAGCACCATCTAGATCCATATCGGTAAAGACTATTTCTTCACTCATTACCATCTTTCTTTTTTTCTAGAATATTACCATAATGAGGCCAGCAGTAATCATGAGCAGTTTCACTTACATACCTCCACCGAACAATCCCGGTATCTGGGTTCCGTTCGTATATTTTAGGTTTGTCTCTTTTTACCTGCATTATTAGTATTTACACCTGTCTACCGAATTGTACAGCGTCGTTTTCCGCAGCGTTAATCTCATCATTTACATTTAAGTCATTATTTTCTTCAAGAGTTAAAGTTGTATAGTCAATACTCATACGAGTTGAGCCAGTATTAGCTCCAAACCTATTTTTAATAATACCTATATGTAACGCATTATCTTCTTCGTCTTGCTCAGTCCGCCAAATACTAACTATAGCATCAGCGGTCG